GTCCGTTCGTTCGGAAGCGGAAAGTCGAGCAGTGGCGGGAGTTCATCGGCATGAGCGTTTTGGCCGCACTGCCGCGCGGTGCTCGCCGTCTCTTTACTCGTCCCGTGCACGTGTCCATCACGAACGTGTACCCCACGAAACGCATGATTGACGCGGATAACGTGTGTGCCAAGCTCGCTATTGACGCCATAAAAGGCGTGTTGATCAAAGACGACGATCCGCGCTACGTCGCGTCGGTCACGACACGTTGCGAGTACCTGCCGAACTGCGGCGACCGGCGTTGTGTCATTGAACTCAATGATCGTGCGTAACGAAGAAAAACCGAAGACGTTGGACGCCGCGAACCGGGATTACGACAAGGCCCGACGGAAGAAACTGCGGAAGGTCGCGCACCGATCGTCCGAGTTTTTTGTGCCGACCGGCGTTGGCGAAGAGTTTATCGGCCTCGTGGGCGGGGGCGATTACTTCATCGTTCTCGACTCCGCCGCGAATGGTACGGGGAAGACAACGCTCGGCGTGAACGTCCTCGTGAACATCATGTACGGCAGACAAAACGGGTGGTTCGATTACCCGCTTTTCAACAACTGGAAGTTTCCGAAGCGGGGCCGCATCGTGTCCGACCCGACCACCATTCAGGCCGTCATCATTCCCGAATTGAAGTCGTGGCTCCCGCGCGATCGGTACACCACTGAGAAGCGCGGCAAGAACTTTGAGTCGTACTGGAAGACCGACACCGGCTTCGAGTTCGAGATTATGAGCAACGAGCAAGACCCGAAAGAGTTTGAGTCAGCAACGCTCGGCTGGGCGTGGCTCGACGAACCGCCGCCGCAGAGCATCTACAAGGCCACCGTCGCCCGTCTCCGCAAGGGCGGCGTCATGTTCATCACCGCAACCCCACTCGCCGGGAGCGCGTGGATGTACGACCAGATCGTCACGAACGTGGAAGGCGAACACGGGCGTCGGACGTTCATCACCGCCGACGTGGAGAGCGCCTGCAAAGAACACGGCACGCGTGGTTTCCTCGAACACGCGCACATTCAGGACATGCTCTCTGAGTACAACGAGGACGACATGCAGGCCCGCGCGCACGGTCTCTTCCAACACCTTGTTGGTCTCGTGTTCAAACGATGGGAGCGCAAGGTACACGTCATCCGGCCTTTCCCGGTCAGTCCGCGCGAGTTCTCGGTCATCGAGATGCTCGATCCGCACCCACGCAACCCGGACGCCGTGACGTGGTTGGCCGTTGATCGGCACGGGCAGAAGTTCATCGTGGACGAACTGTTCGAGAACGTCACCGGAGACGAAGAGCTGGCCATGCGGATCAAGAACAAGGCATCGCAGTACCGCGTCGTGCACCGCCTCGCCGATCCTTCCGCGTTTGTCGAAGACCAGCACACGGGCATGTCCCTTGCTACCAAGCTCGCCAACCACGGCCTGCGGTACAGCGAGGCGACAAAGGCCCGGCGCACGGCTGATCGCCGCATCGCGGACGCACTGAATTACGAACGGGTCGGCAACGAGTTCATCCGCACGCCGGAATTGTACGTGTTCAACTACTGCACCCGGACGATCTTCGAGTTTGAGCACTACCGTTGGGACGAATGGCGCGGCCGCTCTCGTGACGAGCACGGCCCGAAGGAGAAAACAGTGGACAAAGACGACCATTTCATCGAAAACATTGGTCGCGGGCTGATTCAAGAGCCGGCCTTCATCCCGTACGATGAGCGTCTTGGCATGGGCGACGGCGCTCTCGCCGGCGGGGGCGTGACCGGGGAGATCGAGGAAAGTTCGTTTGACCCGTTTGGTTGACGGCGAAAAAGGTGTATACTTGAGGCACTATGGCCACCATGAAAAAAGTGACCGGGGAAAACTACAAGAGCATGGACGCGGCACATGAACCGATGTACCCGCGCATTACGTTCACCGAAAACGATTTGCCGGAGGTTCGAGATTGGGACGTGAAGGGCGAATACAGCATCACACTCAAGGTTCGCATGGTCAAAAAAAGCACCGGGCGTTACCCGTGGCTGGCGAAGGATACAAATAAGCTGACCGGCACCTTCGAGGTGCGCGAGGTCGGCGCGGAAGGAGAAAAGAAAGCATGACTACCGTGAACAAATCGTACACGTGTGCGACGCTCGACGAGTTGCTCAAGATCGTGTCCGCCTTGCAGGGCAAGGATAGCGTGACCATGATCAACGCGAGCATCCACATCAACCGGGAAACGAAGAGTGAGTCGTTTACCGCACAGTGGGCCGAGTTGGAAGACCTGCCCGCATAGCGAAGTCGGAGGCGTATGGCCAAACAACCCAAACCGGAACACAACGAAGAAGGCGAACAGCTGGACGCTTCGCTCAAAACAGAGCTGGAGAAACTTGAGAAACGGTCGAAAGACGGTTTTTTCAAGAGCGTGATCGCGCAGATTGACTCGGAGTATTCGATCGCGTACGACTACATGAAGCCACGCTGGGACGAGTGGAAGACCCGGCTGCTTTTGTACAACAACCAGCGACGCGACAAAGAAGCGGTCGGTGATCCGCTGCTCTTCGGCGTGATGCAAACCGTTCTCTCGTCGCTCTACAATGACGTGTTGCAGGTATCGTTCGAGCCGAACGAGCCGGGCGACGTGGACGCCGCCGAAGCCGTCACGATGATGGCGAAACACGACTACCGAGTCATGGGCAAGGACATGCTCGACTACGAGTGGGACTGGGACACGCTCTTCTTCGGGCGCGGTTTGCAGTTACTCCGTGAGTTTGACCGATCCATTCTCGCCCCGGTCGGCGAAGTGCTGAACCCGCTCGTCTGCTTGCGCGATCCCCGCGCTCACTCGATGCAGGGCAACCGACGCGGCATGAACGCGGCACGGTTCTTTGGCCGCGACATGCTGCTCACAAAGTCGGAGATGAAGCGCGCCGGCGTCTACTTCAACATCCGCACGTCCGAAATGGGAAAGGGCGTGACCGATCCGTTTGACATTACCTACGACGCGCGGCGCATCCGGGCCGAGGCGCAGGGCTTCGGCGACCAGCAGACCACGAAGTCGCTCACCGGCGAGAACGTCGAGTACAAACTGGCGGAGTGGTACACGGTGTGGCGTGGCAAGCGCGTTCTCGTCACGCTCGCCAACGACCGAACGAAAGTCGTGCGCTACAAGGAGATCAAGTCGGACAACGGGCGAGGAGTCGCCATGATCCCCGTCATTGACCGCGTGCTCTACCCCATGACGCACGACTGGGATGGCGTCTCAATTCCCGACCTCGTGGAAGACAAACAGCGCGCTCGTTCCGTGTTCATCAACCTCGGCTTGCGGGGCGCGAAGTCGAACCTGCACCCGATGTACCTGTATGACCAAAACAAGATTCGGGCGCGTTCCGACCTCGACTTCGGGTTCAACAAGCACGTGCCGGTGACGGGCGATCCGAATGGTGCTGTCGCCGCAATTCAGCGCAAGACGGTCGGTCAGGAAGCCGACTACATTCTCGGTCTGCTCGATGTTGCCGCACAGCGAGCGACAGCGACGCCGGAGATTCAACAGGGCGTGCAGTCCACGCAGCGCAGGACGGCGACGGAAACGAACCGCCTTGCGGCGAACGTCAACACTCGGTACTCACTCTCCGCAAAGATTTTCGGGTGGAGTGAAACGCGGTTTTGGGAACAGTGGTATTCGCTCTACAAGCGGCATTTTGCGAAAGACATTGACGAGAAGGTCGTGCGGATCACGGGCGCACTCGGCACGCGCTTCCGTAAGCTCACGAAAGACAACATCGAGATGCAGGCCGACCCCGACGTGACGATCACGAGCACTGTGGTCGCCGATCAAGAGCGGCTCTTGAAGCTCCAAATGTACACGAACTGGGCCGGGATTCTTTTGTCCGACCCGTCATCGAACCGACGCGGTATCATGCGTCAGTTTGGCCGCCTCTCCGGCTTTACGAACGAGGACATCAACCACGCGCTGCCGGCCAACATTCACGAACTCAAGGCCCGGCAGGAAAACGACATGCTCGACGGAAACAGAATGGTCGAGGTTGACGTGCTCGACGACGACATGGCCCACATGGAGGAGCACAACAAGGCGGCCGACACCCCTGCAAAATACGCCCACATCGAGGCGCACAAGCGAGCGATGATGTTCAAGCTCGAAAATCCGCAGTATGCGCCGCAGCCGGTCGCTGCCGGTGCAGAAACACCGGAAGAGATTATGCGTCCGGCAGGTTCGATGGATCGCGGCGGTGCACCCTCATCGGCCCCACAACCACAGCAAACACGATCATTTGAAGGTCAACCCGAGCAATGATCGAGAACCTGCCACTGGTGGTCAACACCTTCGAGTCCGAATCGGACAACCGAAAAGCGGCCGCTGAACTGTCCGAATTGCGCCGGCATCCCGGTTGGCTGTTCCTTGAGAAAGTGCTACAGTTGAACGTAGAGCGACTCGGAACAATTTTACTCGGCGAAGACCCGGACAACCGGGAACTCAACGAGCAGGAGCGACAACTTCTGAAACTCCGACGGCTCGACCTGAAAAAACTCCTCGCCATGCCGCGAGCGCAAATCAAGGTGCTCGAAGGCCAACCGCTCGAACCCGAAGACGATCCGTATTACTCGGTCGAGCAGTTCACCAAGGCGAGTGAGTCGGGTGCAAAAAAATAACCACGACACGTTTCTTTACAATCGAACAAAATCGTTTGCATAGTGCGTTTCTATAGGCGGTTCAACGGCTCGTCGTGGTGCCGTTCGCCTTTTCGTTCTCCGGTTGTCGCCGGCGAATAGGGCATGGAAGAGGTTTGACGATTCCCCTCTTCCACGCCTATACGAACCCGCTATGCGGGTTCCTTTTATTTTCCGGCGTTGTCGAAACGCCGAGTCATTCCGCAGACACGGGTTTCCCCATTCCCCCGTGCGAGCGAGAAAGGAGTACCTTACATGGGAGACGAGGAAAAAGCTGACGACCAAGAAGAGGACGGCAGCACTCGACCGGGAGCTGACGACGACGATGGTGCCGGTGACGACACCACGAAAGACGATCAGCAGACCGAGACCGACGACGCCGAGGGGGCCGACGACGACGCCAGCAACGACGCCGACGGCAAAGACGAAAGCGGCGACGACGGGAAGGAGAAAGATTCGTCAAAGGACGGGAAAAAAACCGACGAAGACGGCACAAAGGCCGACGACGAAGGTGAGCCGCCCGTTCGCAAGACCGTTCGTAAGTCAAAAACTGACTACTTCCTCGAACGGCAAGCCAGAAAGCTGGAGCGTCAGCAGAAAGCCAAAGACGGCAAAAGCGACGACGATGCCGATGGCGACGACGATCTCGACAGGAAACTGGACGAGAAACTCGAACAGAAGCTCGCACCGCACCTTGAACAGCAGCAGGCCACGCAGGATGCCCAAGAGGCAGACGGCTACATTGCCGAAAACCCCCTCTTCAAACCTTTCCGAGAGAAAGCGTTGAAGATTTGGAAGCATCCGAGTAGGCAGCATCTCCCCGTTGAGACCGTCATGGTCGAAGCGGCCGGTGGTGTGAAAGCGATCCTCAAAATGGGTGCCAAAGCCCGTGTCAAAGCGGACGACGGAGCCAACGATGAGGGTGGCGGATCGGGTCATCAAGACGGTGGCTCCGAAGGCGGCAGCGTTTGGAAGAAGGATAAAAAGTCCTTCGACCAAATGAAGAATCAAGTGCGAAGAAAAGCCAGCGAGTAAACGACAGTCACTGCTTATTCGTAACGTAATAATGGGAAGCACATGGCCAGCACAACTCGAACGCAAATCCCGACAGAGGTAAACAACTTTTACGACCGCACCATGTTGGAGCGGGCCGTGCCGTTGTTCATCCACACCCTGTTTGCACAGGTGCGTGATATTCCTCGTAAAGTCGGCACTGACACCATCAAGTTCCGTCGGTACGGCAACTTGACGGCTGCCACGACCCCGCTGTCCGACGGCGTAACGCCGGCCGGCAGCCAACTCTCCGTGACGGACATCACGGCGCAGATTCAACAGTACGGCGACTTCGTGACGTTGACCGACAAGGTTGACATGGAGTCACCCGACCCGGTGCTCATGGAAACTGCCGAGCTGTTCGGCGATCAGATCGTTGACACTCTCGACCAGTTGACCCGCGACATCCTTGTCGCAGGCACCAGCGTCTCTTACGCCGGTACGGGCAATACTGCCCGCGCTGACGTTGCCGCGGCTGACGTGATCCTTGCAGCGAACGTGGACTCGGCGGTGGAAACCATCAAGGGGAACAACGCCCGTCGGATCACCACGATGGTTGACCCTGACCCCGGTATCGGCACAGTGCCGATCAAGCCGGCGTTCATCGGCATCAACCACACGAACATCACCAAGGCGATTGAGGCATTCACCGGGTTCGTCTCGGTTGAGAAGTACCAGAACCGAACGAAGATCATGCCGGGCGAGTACGGGTACTACCGCGACGTTCGTTTCCTTGAAACGACGAACGCCAAGGTGTTCACCGGCGCCGGCACAGGCGGCATTGACGTGTACGCGACGCTCATCATGGGCGCCAATGCGTACGGCACGACTCGCATTTCCGGCGAAGCGTTGCACAACATCGTCAAAGCTCTCGGTTCTGCGGGTTCGGAAGACCCGCTCGATCAGCGCATGACGAGCGGTTGGAAGGGTACGTATGTTGCCAAGCGGCTCAACGAAACCTTCATGACCCGTATCGAACACGCGCGCGTCTAGTTCAACGGTGAGTAGCGGGAGCGCTCGGTAGCGGGCGCTCCCCGCAGCACTCATCAACGTAACACCACGAAACCTATGACCGACGAAGAAAAGAAACCGGCAGAAGGGGAAGACGAGGGGCAGGAAACTGCCGCTCCGCCTGAACCGAAAGGCCGAGGCACTGGCTCCGTCAAGGGCCAAGCTGCTGCCAACGCATCAGTCCTCGATTCGTACCAGCGCGAGATTGACATCACGAAGTTCAAAAACGACGTGACCGAGGCGACGAAAGCGAAGCTCGCAAAAGCTCCGCGCACCGCCTTCATTCTCCACTTGGCACCGAGGGAAGACCCGAAGAGCTACGAAGTTGTCACCATCAACGGCTATCAGATGGCCATTCCGAAAGGTGTGATGGTGAACATCCCGTTGCCCGTCGCGGAAATCCTTGCGGAGTCATACCGAGTCGAGCTGAACGCGGGAAAAGAAATGCGCGCTGACCGGGCCGAGATGAAGGACGGCACCAGCGTGGCAAACGCGCTCTCCCAGTAGCGCCCTTACTCACTAACAGCATTCACCAGAAATGGCTCTCACACTCACACAAGACCTCGCTGGTCTGTCGAATGCCAAGATGCGTGAGATTCTCACGAAGTTCCAGCGTGCGGCGACATCGTACGCGCTGAACTCCGGGGCACTCGCCATCGGCACCACGACCACAAAGGTTCAAATTGCCGCTGCGATCAAGTTCGTCATTGACGGCGTGTACGCCAACAAGGCGATCACTGACGACGCATTCACGCTTTCCGGCACAGTCACAGCCGACCTGTTCAACGTGTTCGTGCTGACGCTCAAAGCGGACGGCACAGCAACGGCCCGCATGGGCACAGAAGGCGCCACGCGCGCCGCAGTCGTCTGGCCGACTGTCCCGACGGATGAAGTCGTGGTTGGTGTTCTCGAAATCAACCCGACGGGCACGGGCAACTTCGTCGGTGGCACCACAGCGCTCGGAGACGCAACAGTCGTCCCGAACGCCGTGTACACCAACGTTGTCGGCTACGGCCTCAATGTCGCAGCGTTCCTGACGCTCTAGCGAAACAAAAGGGCGGCAGCCAGCGGGCCGCCGCCCTTCGGGGTAGATCACCACCATGACCGGAACAAACTACGCAGCGTACATCCGCGAGCAGACGAAAACGAACAGCACCACGCTGTCCGATGCTCGTATTGTGACGCTCACGAACCCCATCAAAGACGAGATGGCCGGCGAGGTGATCAAGATCAACGAGGACTACTTCGGTATCTTCATGTACCGAAACATTGTTGCTGACCAGCGTAACTATGCGTTCCCGACCGACCTGCTGTCGCAAATGAAGTACATCGAAGCGAAGCTCGACGGGACGGAATGGGAAAAGCTCACCGAAGTCGAGGTGCAGTCAAAGGGTATCGTGACGGACGAAACAAGCATCCAGTCGTACTTCTCGTCACGCAAGCCCTCGTTCGAGATTTTCGGCGGCGAGCTGATCATCTACCACGGCGCGGCGGTCATCAACGTCACCAACGGACTCAAACTGTGGGCGATCATTTACCCTGCCGACATCAGCACGGCAATGCTCGCCGGCACCACCGACTTGTCGGTAGCGCCGTCGGCGACTTCGTTCGGCTTCCCGCGTCAGTTACACAAATTGTTGGCCGACAAAGTGGTTATCACGTGGAAAGAGTCGCAGCCCAAGCCGATCCGTTTGTCGAGAGAGGAACTGCTGTGGCCCCAGCGAATGCAGAGCGCAATGGAGGCGATCAGCCACATGAACCTTGATCGTCCCCACGAAGCGACGGTGCCGTACAACGACGGTTCCGATTATTAGTAACCGAACACCACGCCAATGAGCGAACCAAGAGGATACACCATCGTCGAGGCGAAGCGAGAAACGGGTCGCATCGTGGTCACATTCCGCATTCACGGGGAGATTGCAGGTGAAGCGGTGGACGTGACCCAAGCGCACGGTTTCCCTCTCGACGCAACGGATGAGTTTATCAACCAAGAACTTTCTCAAGTCGCCCGCACGTATTTCGAGGATCGAGAACGAGCGGACGCCATTGCGGAGCGCGAGGCCGTCGAAGCCCAAGCGGACGCAACGATTGACCAAATCAAAGGGACAACGACAACTGTATGAGCCAAGCACTCTCACAGGTCGCGGACGGTATCGGACTGCAAGGCGAGTTCACCTTCCGCGTCTTCAAATCAGACGGCTCCGTCCGTCAACAGTGGCAGGAAAACGCCTTTGGACGTTACCTGCGGAAGCGGCACGGTCTTGCGCTTCGGCTCCCGCTGATCACCGGCTTGTATGCCGATGAGGTGGTGGCCCGGAACTTGCTGACCAACGCCGGTTTTGCCGGTTCAGCATCGCGTCTCAACGGTGCTGGTGGTGAGGCCGCCTTCACCTACCTTGCCGTAGGAACGGGCACTACAGCACCTGACGTGGCCGACACGACGCTTGAAGCCGAGATCGTGGACTCTGGCCTTGAACGAGCGACAGCGACCGTTACGAGGGTAACAACGACCGTAACAGACGACACGGCCCAGCTCGACAAGACGTTCAGCGTCACTGGCACGAAGGCCGTGACCGAAGCGGGCGCGCTCAACGCGGCCTCTACCGGCGTTTTGCTCTGCCGTCAGACGTTCAGCGCAATCAACGTCGTTGACGGTGACAGCTTGCAGATCATCTACAAGATCAAAGTTTCCGCCTAAACGCGGTAAAGCGGCAGGACGTGGGGAGCGTGGCGCGCGACGCACGCTCCCCCGTTTGTTAGAATGAGATCATGGCCGACATCCGAGAGGTACGCATTGAGCTGACGGACGATCGTGGGGAGAACTTCAAGAAGTTCCAAAATCCCGACGGGTCTTTCACCGTTGAATCAACAAAAAACCCTTGGCACTACAAGGAAAACTACGACGACGATGAGTCGCCATGGCTTGATATTGAGCCGGATTATTTTGTTGAAAACGAGACGTACTATGAGTTCAACCGACTGCCCGGAATCGTTCGTCTATATAAAGACCGCACCGGGTACGAAGTCACGAACCGGCGCACCGGCCACGTTATCAGAGTCGAGCTGGATTCGATTGACGGTGAAGCGCGTCAGTTGGTACGAGACGATCCGAAGATTTCTTTTACCTTCGAGATCACACGTTCCCGTGTTCGGTTGTGGAAAGAGAGAAAAAGAGATGATTCCCCTACCGAGTTTCAGTGGCGCATAACAGAGGAAAACGTACCAGATCGAGTAACGCGTCGTGGAAAACTTGGTTTTGTCGAACGCGTTGATGCTTTTGATGAAGAGAGAAAACGAGTCGAAGTTGCAACGGAACGAAGGGAAACACCTGAACGTGGTGTGACACTTTGGAAAGAGACAGTACCACAAGAGGCGCGGATCATTGACACCGATGTTTCATTTTTTAGCCATACGGCAGATGGGACAATAAACTCGTTTCATTCGACTTGGGCCACCGCGCGGGGTGCAACAACGGGTACGGCCGACTCGTCTACTCCAACCCAGATTTTCTACACCGCACTCTACGATCTTGATTCTAATTACTATGTTTATCGAGTATTTTTTACATTCGATACCTCAAGCATTCCCGATTCCGCGAGTATCGTTTCGGCAGAACTTGATGTAGCGATATTTAACGTTAATCAAACAGGAGATCACAACGGAACAAGACAGATGGTTCTGTTGGAGTCAACACAGGCGTCGGACACAGAACTTGCGGATGCCGACTTTGACAACTTCAACACGACCGAGCTTGCACCTCGTGTCACCGTCTCCACTGCCGGTCATCATATTTTTACGCTCAATGCGTCCGGTCTCGCACTCATCAACAAGACCGGGTACACGAAGTTTTGTGTGCAGACAGACCTTGATCGAGACGACACAACTCCCGTTTCCGATACGGCTGGATTTGATGCAGAGATCGCATTTGTTGAGAGGATGGGAACAACGAACGATCCCGTTTTATCTATCACTTATTTTGATCAGCGTTTTTGGGTAGGAGGAACGGGGAACTGGAACGACACCGCACATTGGTCGCTCACGAGTGGCGGATCGGGTGGTGCGTCCGTACCAACATCCGCAGAAAACGCGATATTCGATGGAAACTCCGGTGGTGGGACGGTGACGCTGAACACAGCGGCATCGTGCCATGATCTCAACATGAGTGCAGCGGGCAGCACGACGGTAGCCGGCACGAATACAATTGCGTGCTATGGATCATTCACGCTGTCTGACCAAGTTCAGTGGTCAGGAACTGGCACTATCACCTTTGCCGCAACGAGTACAGGGAAAAGTGTTACGGTCGCAACGGCGACTTTCAACTGTAATTTTACTTTTGATGGAGTCGGTGGAGGATGGACGATGACGGATGGAGCATCTCAAGTGCTAACCCTCTCACTGGTCAATGGCGCACTGATACTCGCATCGGGTGAAAGTTTTACCACGGTCGGTATCGACATTTCCGGCGCGAGTGTTCGTTCGTTTATTATGGACGGTGCAATTGTTTATATAACCGCTGGCGGTTGGGATGCAACGACGACGACGAACCTAACGTTCAGTGCAGATAACTCAAACATCAGAATCGGGAGCGGAATTGGTAGTACATTTGATGGTGGGGGACTGACGTACGGTTTTGTACGTTTTACGAATGGAAATATGACCGTCACAGGAAACAATATCTTTGAAGAAATCATTGTCGAAGACGGTTACGCGGACACACTCACATTCACTGGGAACAACACGATTGAGTACGCGTACTGGAGCGAACTATCGAGAACACAAACGTGCATCGTCCGTTTCACAGAAGGAACAACACAAACATTTACTTATGATTTTCGGGCAGTGGCAAACGCGACGCACGGCATCACAATAAAATCAGTGACAGACACGAACGCCCATACTCTTACAATGGGTTCTGGTGGAACCGTCATTGCTGAATACGTAACCATAAAGGACAGTCATGCGACAGGTGGCGCGACATGGAGCACGACAAACTGTATCAACGACGGTGGAAACAGCGGCTGGATATTTTTACAGACCGTAACACTCACAGAAACAATGTCATTGAGTGAGATATTTTCCGCGCTGAAGCATTCAAATTTCATCGAAACAATAACCGAGACGATGGTTTTGAGCGAAAACTTTATCAAAAAAACTACTCGAACTGTAACGGAAGCATTGGTGCACACCGATTCCTTTTCTGCTCTAATTGTTTACATTCGGACAATGATCGAAACGCAGGTGTTGACCGACACGATCACCCGCGGCTTTATTCGGACGTTTTCGGAAACGTCGGTCTTGACCGATGCAGTGTTGAAGACGCTGGCAAAAACGTTCAGCGAAGTCACGGTTTTTCTCGACACGATCGCTCGCGTCACCGTGAAGACCATCACCGAAAACACTAAACTCACGGAGATTTTCAGTCGTGGGGTTTCGTTCGTCCGAACACTGACGGAAAACAGCAAACTGACCGACATGTTCGCAACGGTGTATGTTCGGACGCTAACCGAGGCCATGCGCTTCGATGAGTTTATCAGCGTCGTGCTCAATGGGATTGTGACCGCGCTGTGGGCCAAGCAGCCGAAGGACACCGGCGTCTACACTCCCGACCCGGCCCGCGATCCGCACTCCGACGACTGGGTAAAACAAACGAGGGACTTCTAGCATGTCATCATCAACAAAAAATCCAACGCAGAATAGTGGCGCGTGGTCGAACCCAACCAACGCGTACGCCGATGGTGGCGCGGAAGCGTTAGCGTTGCTTCCGAGCGGAAAACAGCACGTCTATTATGGGTTCGGATTTACGATTCCCGAAGGTGCGACCATCACTCGCATTACTGTGACGGTTGACGAACGATGGGGTGGGTGTGAGTACGCGGGGTACATCGGGCATGAGGTCACTGTTGATGGTGGATCGAGCTGGAGCTATGAAGACACGTACTTCGATTATTACACCACAGAAGAGGTGACATTCAGTATGAGTGAATATGATCCGCTTTGGGCACTCGACCCAGTGCCGACCCCGGCGCAGATTAACAGTGATGATTTTCGCGTTCGTGTGACCGCTCAAGAGTGTCACGTCTATGGCGGTCAGGTGATCACCGAGGAGGGGTCGAAGAACGTGGAAGACGTGCAGGTGGGCGATCGGCTTCTCGCCGACGACGGCAACTACCACGAAGTCACGCGCACTCATCACTCGACGGCTCGTCAGCACTTGGTCATCAACGACGTGTTGCGCGTGACGTTGCGACACCCCGTGTTCGTTGAAGGCCGTGACGAGCCGATCATTGCCCGGATGCTCAAACCGGGCCTTCGCCTGCTCTCGGCCAGCGGCGATCCAGTCGAGATCGAAAAAGTCGTGCTCGTCAACGAAGGCGTGAACATCGTGGAGTTTTCGGTTGAAGGTGAACGGTATTACGCCGACGGCTTCTTGATGCACAACAAGTCGTTTCCTTCTTGTAGTGTGGGAGAGTCGTTTTCTTATCGGATTGACTGGCTTCGTGTCACCGTTGAATACCTGTACCAAAAATCACTCGACGAAACGGTCACGATGACGGAAACAAGAACCGCGACCATCATCAAAACGCTGCCGGAAAACCCGAAGCTCACGGAAGCAATCACGCGGGTGACGGCAAAGGTGCTCACGGAGTCGTCACGTCTCACTGAACTGTTCAGTCGGGTGTTGACCATCATTCGCACCCTGACCGAGACCACCGTGCTCACCGATACCCTCACGGCCCAGCGACAGCGCATTTTTAGCGAGATTATGGTGCTAGCCGATACTTTGGTCAGATCGCCAGTCAAACGCCTCACAGAGGCGATTGTGGGGTCTGACAGCGTGATCCGTGGGTCTATCCGTACGTTTTCCGAGAACACCCTGCTCACTGACGACCTGATCCCAGTGATCCGTCGGGTGCTCTCCGAAACACTCGTGGTTGCCGATACGCTCACGCGTGGGGCCGTCAAGGTGCTTTCCGATGGTGTTGTACTGCTCGACCGGCTCCGCATGTCCCTGAACGGCATTTGGACGGCCCTATGGGCAAAGCAGAACAAAGACGCTGGTGCTTGGACGAAGCAGCGAAAAGACCTATAATCAAACGTAAGGAGCGCACACAAAATGATTGCCACCAAAACATCGCGCAGTATCGAAGACCTTGATCCGGCGTTTCAGCCATTGGTGCGCGATTTACTCGAACGATCACGACACCTCGGTGCGTTCATCACGGACGGCGCGAGAACGTTTGAAGAACAGCAACGTCTCTACGATCAAGGCCGAACGCATCCCGGTGAGATTGTGACGAAGGCATTGCCCGGATGGAGCTACCATAACTATGGCCTCGCCGTTGACATTGCGTTCATTGTAAAAGGAAAGTTAAGCTACGATGCGGCGAAGTATAGAGAACTTATTTCCATTGCCAATCAGGTTGGTGTCGAGTCGCTTTTTCAGCGTGCCGGATTCGACAAGCCGCATTTTCAGTACCCGGATTTGACCATTCAACTTATTCGTAAACACCAAGGGCTTTCGCCCGGAAGGGAGACCGCAACCGTGATTGAAAAAATTGTTGCCAGACAAAAAGAAAAGTTCAAAGCAGTACAGGATGGCGTAGTCGCCGGAGTGTTTGAAGCGGGGACGGGAAAGTGCTACCTCGTGAAGAACAACAAGGCCGTCGAGTACCCCGCGCTTGAAGTGCTCGTCGCATTGTTCCTTCCGTCGTTTCCTAAAAGCGAACTCGACAAAATAAAGTAACCGAAATGCCAAATGAGGGATTCTATTCGATTGACGAGTGGCGCGGCTTGTCCGAAGAACAGCGCCAGCTACTCATTTTCCAAGCACTCAAAAGCATCAGTGAAATGGAAAATCGTTTTGCGAGCAAGCGAACGGAAAACCTCGTCATGGCCATGTTCGGCATCATCCTCGTCGGTTTTCTCACGGCGGTCATCAACAATGTTCTGAAATAATCGCATGGAAGTCAACCGAAAAAACTATCGTTGGACGTTGCGAATCATTTTTGTTTTTGTCTTCCTTGTTGTAGCGCATACGTCTCTTGCGATTTACTTTTACCGATTCCACGAAGAGAAGCCGATCACGTACACCAACCTGCCCTTTCCGATCATCAACAAGGACAAGGTTTTCTATCCCGGCGACGTGTTGCGATTCACTGTTTCGCGTTGCGCACTCAATGATTATCGGATAACGGTTTTGCGGCGCATTGCCGACACACTGGTATACGAATTGTCTGATAGAAATGTGGTAGAGGTGAGGAAGGGATGCCACACCGTTGAACGGGCCATCCTTGACATTCCCCCGAACTTTCCGCCCTCGGTTTATCACTTTGAAAGTGAGGCCGTGGTGACGGTGCGTTGGTTCTACTTCAAAAAAACCCGGTACGTTCGCTCCTTTACGGAAGATTTTACCGTTTCCGAACGACAATAACATGGCAAAGATTGTCATTGAAAATCCGAACCTCGGCGGTATCGCTGACAGCATCTACCTCGGCCAAGCCAACTCGGTCGCTGCGGCCGTTGGTCTCGACTTGCACGGCAAGCCGGGCCTCATTCGCGTCAACCAAAAGCTGACGAAAGAGAGCGGTTCGACCGTGGACGTTCGGATCAACTGCATGGTGCAGTGCTCTGACGGCAGTACATACCTGTTCGGAAACTCCGGCAAGATTTACAAACGCACGTCTGGCGGGACGTACTCACTCGAAGCGACAGCAGCGCCGGCCGCAGGGAGTGCGAACATCACCGGCGCGTACGAGGATCAGGGGAAGATTTACTACTTCATGGAGTTGCGGGTCGGCCGGTGGGCTGTCGGGACGGCGTGGAGCACGCGTAATGATAGTTGGGCAACCTTCTCGGCCGGTGAAGCGTCGTTCCACCCTGCCGTTGAACAAAACCTCATCGTGTACATTGGCGACGCAAAGTTCGTCGCACAGATCGAAGACGACGTGTTCACCGGCAATGCCCTCGACCTCAAAGCAGGCACGCGTATCCGCGCGTTGGGACGCATCGTCTCGGAACTGGTGATCGGAACGTACATCGCGGCTGACGTGTGGCAGAACCACATGTACCGATGGAACACGTGGAGCGAGAGCTTTTCATCGGACGACGAAGTACCGGAAGAAGGAGTCAATGCCATCGTGCCGACGGACAACTTCGTGCTCGTGCAGGCCGGAACGAAAGGGAACCTCTACTCGTACTCGAACGACCGGCTGGAACGGCTCATGCGGATTCCCGGCGATTGGGATGGCAGCAATGAAGCTGTGGTGCACTTCTACGCCGTTGCTAACCGGCTCGGCATCCCGCTCTTCGGACTCTCGAACGTGTCGGGAAACCCTGCCCTGCAAGGCGTGTACAGCGTCGGCTCGTACGGCCCGAACTATCCGAGCATTTTGAACCTTGAGTACATTGCGTCATGCGGTTCCTCCAGTACCGAGATTACGGCGATTGTCATGGCCGGTGAAACGCTCTTGGTCGCGTGGCAGAACGCCGGGACGTTCGGCGTGGACAAACTCGACGCATCGGCAAAGTACGCATCGGCGTACCTCGACACGCGCGCCGTCATGGTGGATCGAACCGAGCGCATCCGGGTTGCCGAAGTGATTGTCGCGTACAAGAGCTTGCCGTCCGGCACCGGCGTCAACATCAAGATCAACATCAACCACGCTGGATTCGGCGATGCGATTACGACGACCACCGACACTGACCAAAAACTCATTCGTACGACGATCGGCCTTGACGACGCAAACGTCTTTCAGGTTCGCATCGAGCCGACCGTGAACGGAAACACCGCGCCGGAGATCGAACGCGTCGAGATTATTTTGCCGGACTCCTAACATGGCCGTCGAAGCACAGGTTATCCAGCCGTTCACCAACGTCAGTCCGCCGCAAGACGTTCCGCAGACGGACGAGTTTCGTTCGGAAGTTTTGAGCGCATTGAGCGTCGGGGCAGGAACAAGGGCCGTGTATGCCGACGAACGAGGATTGTGGATTGGATCACGTACGCCGGCTGGCGCTTCGTTCTACGTGGATATTGAGGGCAATGCAACCATCGCCGGCGTTTTCTCGTTCATCACCGACACCCTCGACGACATTGTTGACGGCGTGAGCTACGCGCGCGTGCTCCGCACGGACATTTCCGCGGGTCACATCATCCTCTCCGAAACGATCGGGACGCTCGACAACATTGACAATGGAGCGACGTTTGCGAAAGCGACGTACAACGAAGTGACTGGAGGAAATCGTGGCTACAACGGTCTCAACACTAATTACTCGATCATCAAGGGCTTCGTCGAAAGTCAGTTGAGTTCGGTGTCGTTGCCAGCAAACGGCATCCGCATTGACGTGAACGGCATCTACGGCCGAAAAGCGAGCGTCACGACGTTTTACATCAGCAATGCAGGTGACGCGTATTTTAGCGGTACGGTCGCTGCTTCGGTCATCACATCACCTTCAATCAGTGGGGGTAGTATTTCTGGTGTCACGATAACCGGCTCGACCCTGCAAACGGGAACGAGCGGTCAGAACATCAACATCACTGCGAGTGTTTTGCAGGCGCGAAACGGGACGACAGTGACCGCAACACTCTCCGGCGGTGTGTACGGCGGCTCGCTTGAGCTTGGTTCTGGCGGGCCAGAATGGCTCGCCATGTACAGCTACCTCACTGGCATTGGCCCGACAATCAGCACGGGTGGCGGATTGACGATTCTTGCCGGTAGTGGTCTTGTTGACATACAGGCCAGTAGTGGAGTGCAAATCAGCCAGTCGCTCACGGTTGGTTCGTATGTCAATAGTGAGGGTTCGGGTGGTGGTGGCTACTACCAGTTCCGCAATCAGTCGGCAAACCCCTCGACACCCTCGACCGACCGCATCCGTATGTACACCGATGGCGGCGATAACCTCAAGTTCAAACGGGACAACGGGCAGACCGCCACGATCAACTTGAGCACCGGCGCTATTTCGACGTGGGCCTAAACGTGATAGGATGCAGGCAATGATGAACAAACGGGAAGACGGAAAAGAAGAGGGCAAGCCCGTACCAGAGGACGTTTCAAAAAACGGCATCCCGTGGCGCTACATCGTCATCAAAACCGACGGCATTGACATCGCCCTTGAGAATGCCGAGGTTGCCAGCAACATCGAGTTTATAGGTATTTTGGAAGAGATGGTCAAGGCGATTAGAACAGGCCAGCTCAAAGTGAAACCACGACAAGAAGAGCAACCACGATCAGAGGAAACCCACGAAAAAAAATCGTCGCCTGAACCATAAAAGGCGACACAATGGCACTGAACAATCCTAATATCGCAACGGCGAACCCGAACGTTGTTGCAAACGAGGCGTTCATAAACGCTTTGTACCGTGAGGCGCAGGGTCGTGGAGCGACCACCGCTGAACTGCAACGCTTTGCCGGATACAAGGTCAAGGACGTTGCGAACATCGTGCTCGGCGCGAGTGCCAGCCCGTTCTACACCGCACCCGGAGGCCCGGCAGGCGGTGGGCCGAACCAAATCATCAACCAGAACCAGCAGTCGGACTTCGCTGACAGGTCAGCAGAAACCGACGTTGCTATTCGTGATCGGTTCAGCGACCTTTTTAGTTCCATCGGCCTCGATCCAAGTAAGCCATTCGCTCCACCACCATCACTGCCCTCTCTTGCAGAGAAGTATTTGCAATTCCGTGAAGAGAACGGTGTCACCCAACTTGAAACAGACCTCTCGACGCTGAAAGGCGAAGAGAAGGCGATTCGTCAGCGTGCTCGTGAACGTGCAGGGTATGAAGAGGGAAGGCCAGTACCTCTTGGCGTTATTTCCGGCAAACAGACCGAGATTCAGAAACAGGCCAATGAGGAACTGCAAATCAACATTGACGCGCAGCGCCTCGTCACCGACCAGCTGAACACGAAGTACACGATGATCAACACTCTGGTCAATCTGACGCAGACCGATTACCAGAACGCCTCGGACGCGTACGACAAACAATTCAACCGGGCCATTCAAACGATCAACCTCATGCGCGACGTTCGCAAGGACGTGCTCGATGAGCGGCAGGCGATCGAGGACTCGGCCCGCGCGAACCTGCAAATCGTGTTCAACGGCATCGAGGGCGGTACACTCAAGTGGAGCGACCTGCCGAAAGAGTCGCGCACCCTGATCGGCAAGCTCGAAGTGCAGGCCGGTCTTCCTGTCGGCATCACGAAGAAGCTCAAGAGCAGCCAGCCGGACGCGAAGATTATCTCGTCCAACACGCGGCAGGAGTCGAACGGCGATGAGTACGCCGACATCATCATGCAGAGGCCGGACGGCAGTGTCTTCGTCGAGAAAGTGTACCTCGGAAAATCGCGCATTCCGTCGAGCGGTGGCGGCAGTGATGAGCCGACGCAGACCGAGCTGTTGCAGGGGTACAACTATTCTCTGAACAGCTACGGCAACTACGTCGTCACGTCCCGCAATCCGGCGAACGACGACGAGATCACCCGCGAAGAGCTGGTTGACATTCTCGTGCAGGACTACCCGTGGCGCTCGCGTGGCGAGATCAAGAACGACGTATATTCCTCCTTCCCCGACGACTTCGATAAACGACGCTAGCAATGGCAACCGCCGACGATCGCATCAAACGCTTCCGGTCAGGTACACCAACGACGCGCGAGGAAGAGTCGCGCGTCCGTGCTCCCGGTTTGAAAACGGTCGTTAGCCCCGACCCGCTTTCGCGCATCAAGGTATACCGGGAGGAGCGGCCGAAGAAGGAGGAGCCGCAGGCGCCACAACCGGAAGAGCAAAAAAAAGAGGGTGGATTCCAACGATTCGGCAAGGCGATTGCAAAAGTCGCAACCCAAGCGGTCGGGTACGCCAGTGCTGCCTTTGAAGAGGCATTCAACTTTGCCGCTCGCAATGTGCCGGAGATCGCTACGAAAGCATCGCAGTATCTTTTCCGACCGCTCAAGACCAAAGAACAGATCGCTTGGGAAAACAACCTCGTCAACGATTATCAAAAAACATTCGATCGCTTGAAGGAAAGCGGAACGACCAGTATTGAGATTGCCGACAACATCCGGGTTCCGTTCCTGCCGAACATCCTGCCGAAAGGAACGCTGGCATTGGAGCGGGCAACGGAGGCATTGCAACCGAAGTGGAAGGGAGAATGGGCATCAGCACCTCTTCGTGAAAAGATGACGAGCCGATTTTTTCAAACAGCCGAGATTGTTGGTAGCGGCGTCGTCAGCTCATTGTTGTCGGTTCTTGCGACAAAAAAAGTCACCGGGAGCATGTTGGCAGGAACTTCAACGCTCGGCCTTTCCACGGCCCGTGACGTGTCAATCGGTGCGCGAGAGAACGGCGTTGATCAACAAACGTCCGACTACCTCGGTATGGCCGTCGCTGTCCCGGTGACGATTTTAGAAAAGTTCGGGTACGAACAACTGCTTGGGAAGGGTATCATCAAAAACTGGGGACTGACGTTTTTCAATAAAGTGATTGGTCAAAAACTGGGAGGCGTTGCATCGCGTGTCGTTACGTCCGGTGCGGTGGAAACACTGACCGAGCTTTCTCAAGAGGAGATTCAGATTGCTGCGGAGTCGTCATTTCGAGAAGTGGGAGCCGATGAGCGCGTGACGCGAGACGCAATGGCAACGCTTGGTGGCGCATTGAGCGGCCTGTTTATTGGTGGCTCGACTGCCGCATGGGATATTCGCGGGCAAGACGTTGACACGAAGCAAAAAACGCCGACGATGAAGTTTCAGAACGACACCATCCGCATCCAGCCGGCGTTGCAGTCGTCCACTGCGGGCATTTCGATCGTCGAGGACACGCGCGGTACGCTGAAAAATATCAACGGCACCGGCCTTGACGCACTGGCAAAACTCGACGGCAACACTATCTACCTCTCGCCGGAAGTGACGAGCGATCCCGATGTTCGGCAGCAGTCGCTTGAGTATTACGTGAACCACGAACTCGCGCATCGTTTCTACCAAAACAACGTCGTCGGCACCGAGAATGAGAAGGCGATGAACAAGCTCTATTCTGACTACATGGCGACCGTTCCGAAAGAATTGCAGGCGCCGTTCTTCGCAAAGTTCTACAAGCCGGGCGAAATGTTCGTGCGGATCATGGCCGGCAACGCGCACGTCACGCCGGAAGTGGAAGCGTTTGTGCACAAGGTTGCTGGAAAACCGAGCTTCGAGGTCAAGAACATCGAGTCGTTCAATCCCAACATTGCGCCAGTCAAGTTTGAAGACACCGAGCTGAACCTGAACACGCCAAAGCCGTCCGAGATTCGGGAGGGCATGAAACAGCCGTCGCCCTCGATCGCCGTCACGGCGCAAGAGATTGACGCCGAGCGTCTCGACAATTTCGAGGCATCGAACGCGCAGACCATCATCGAGCGCGTGATTGGTGGCGACAACAAAAAGGTGCAGGTGCAGACGGTCAAGCTCGACAATGGCCAGTTTTCTGTTGCCGTCCGTGCCGATACCGACACCACGAGTTTCACCCGTCCGTTTGCCGACCTGTTTCCGACGCAAGAAGCCGCACTGACGGCCGGTATTGACTCCTTGCTCAATTTCGTACAGCAGCAACGCTCCACAGTGACGCCGACCGCACAAACGGAAAACCAACTGCGGACGATTGAGAATGAGGTCGTGAAGTTCCGCCAGCGCGCCACCGTGCAGACGGCGCAAGAGTTCAGCGGCCGGGCATTCCGGGCCGATACAGGTTTTCAGGCGGGCGGTACGGCCCTCGACGTGATCAACTTTGAAGCAGACGACCTTGGCAACGAGCACGTGCGCCAACAGGCACTCGCCGCGGCGCGGGCCGTCGGTGTTGACCTTGCAAACGTTCCCGCACAAGGGATCATGTGGGTGACGCGCACGCGTGACGACGCAAGCCGTTTCGGCGACCAAATCCGTGAGCTGAACTTCCCTGTCGGGAGTATCGCACTCGCCGATCTTGGCAGTGATGGCGTGCTCGTGTTGCCGAAGGAGTCCATTGACGAGGCGAAGGAACCGAAGACGCAAAAGGAAAAGGTGAAACAAGTAGTCGAAGGTGAAGAGAAAACTGCAAAGGAGATCGCCGAAGAAACTGGCATCCTTGAGCCAAACGTTCGTCGCATCCTCGGCGTCGGTGCAAAAGAAGGGACGTTTGAACGAATCGGAAAAGGTGTCTACACACTCAAGGTCGGAGATCAGAACGTCGCCTACGTCGAGGCGGCAGACGCGCTTGAAACGCTCCCGCGTCTCGTTGACGAAGGCGTGAAGTTCGACATGGTGTTCCTCGATCCGCCGTACACGACGACGGCAATCCGTAGCGGCAATCGTGCAATCAAGTTCGACCTCATCACGCCAACACAGTTCGGTGAGGCGATGGACGCCGTTGCAAAGCTCGTGAAAGATGATGACACGCCGGTGTACTACATGTTCTCGCAAGCACCGTCCGGCGCACAAGAAATGGAACGGTACAACCAAAAACTGTTTGACGCAGGGTTCAAGGTTGTGGCTCGCGGTGACTTCACAAAACTTACCAAGCAGGGAGAGGAAGCAACAAACGTTCGATCGGTGAAGGCACACCCCGAAGGCATCCTGTTGCTCACCAAGAGCGGAAACTTCACGGAAAAGGAATTGCCGCGCAATCTTGACTTCAAGCTCATTCGCGCCCCCGTGGCCGGAAAAGAGGGCAGACAGACACAGAAGCCAGCAGCTTTGTTGCGTAGTTTGATCTTGCAAGGAACGAGCGAGGGTGACTTCGTACTTGATCCGTTCGCCGGAACCGGCGTTGCCGGTGCAGAGGCGGTGCGGGCCGGTCGCCGAACCTACGTCATCGAGAAGGACGTGGCGGCGATCGAAAAGTTTATCAAGCCGCGCATTGAACAGGCGGCAAAGGAAACAAAGGCCACTCGTCCCAAAAAACAGTCACTTTCGTCTCTTGGCATCATCCCGGCCGAGATGGTCTCGTATATCGAGCAGAACACGCTTGCCGCGAGCTTGGACAAGGCGAAGGCGGGCGACTTGAAGAAGGCGCTCATTGCCAGCAAGAGCTTCGTGCTCGATCCGACTGGTGGTCAACTGCTCTCGAAGTTTGGTAGAGCAGAGAGCGGTATTTCCCAAGACGTTTTTGAAATGAAACCAGAGCTTGATGCGGGGTATCACACGGGAGTGATTACCGATTCGTACCAGCTCATCATTGACTCGAAAATAGCGAGGGAATACTTTGACGCGTACTTTGATCGGCAGGCAAAACGCGTCGCCCGTAATGCTCCAAACCCGAAGGAAGCACTCGCGGAAGCGAAGAAAAACATGGTTGAGCGCGCGCAGGCGAACGTCAAAGATTTTCCGAACATCGAACCTATCATGCCGAAGGAAGAAGGAACGGTTGCCACGGTGCAGGGGTACTACTCTTCAAACAACACGATTTACGCGGTGCTCACGGATGGAAAGCAACAGGTTGCGTCGAGTGCAGACCGTCTTGCGTTCATGGTGAAGACCCTGCCGGATGCCGAGATTCGTATTACCGGGCCGGAGCAGGTCATTCAATTCCGCCGTGATGGCAAGGTTGTTGGTTTGCTCATGCCCGTCCGCATTGGAGAAACAGAAATCCCATTTTCACCGAAGCAAAAAACGATCGTGGCGCCGAAGCGGGGCGCAAAAGGCGCTGACGTTGACCTGTTTGTCGAGGGTAACGAAGTGAAGCTCGGCGGCGTTGATCAAGTACGGCCGATCGAGTTTCCCGAGCTGGTGGCGCTCGCGCGTGAGCTGTCCGGCAACGAGGCGTGGGTGCGCCGGTTCCGTCGTCAAACAGTCGTTGACGCTGATGCTGGCACAGCAGTTGAAGTGCCGATCAAGTATGGGTTTTTCAGCCCGAAGAAAAAAGCCATCGCCCTCGATGTTTCGCTGTTTGAGACAGGCAATGAAGAGCAGCTCGCAAAGACGATGGCGCACGAGATCGGCCACCTTGTTGACTTCCTGCCCGATGAAACCACGAAGCGCGGCAACATGCTCGGCCACCTAAACACGATGCGCGGCTTCATGCGCGGTACGTTCAGCAACGTCGAGAACGAAGAAAAGATTGACGGCCTTGTGAACGAACTTGATACGGCTCGGCAAACGCGCCAGTCATTGAAAAATGATCAGGGTGAGGTGACGGACAAAGCGCTCAACAGCCAGCTGTACCGACGCATCGTCGAGATCAACAAAGAGGTGGCGAAGCTGCAAGAGAACTCGATCAAAGACAGCGACATTCGCACCGAACTGTGGAACCTTTCGACCTACTGGCGGCCGCTTTCTGATCAAGCGAGCGAGACATACCTGCAATATCGCAAGGGAGCCGATGAGTTGTATGCCGACGCCGTGTCCGTCCTGTTCAACTCCCCCGGCACGTTGCAGCGAATGGCCCCGAAGTTCTACGAGGCGTTTTTCCAGTCGCTCGACCGCAAGCCGGACGTGAAGACCGCGTACTTCGACCTGCAATCGTTCCTCACCGGAGACCGTGAGGCGATCGTGGCACGCCGGCGCGAGGGCTTGCAACAAATGTTCCGCGAGGGTGACATGGCCGCCCGTGACGTGCAGGAGAAGCGGATGCGTGAGAAAGAGGATCGTAACAGAAACATTTTCTCGCGATTCAAGCATGAGGTCGTGTCGTTGAACTACACCATGATCGAGCGGGTGAACAAACTGAAAAAAGCAGGTACGTTCATCAACCCTGATGACAACCCGGTTTTTGCCCTCGAAGAGCGAAACTACCTCGGAGGCAAGATCAAGTCCACGTTCGAGCAACACTTCCAGCCCGTCTACAAAACGCTGACTGAAAACAGCATTGACTGGCACCAGTTTGGCGAGTACATGTTTACGAAACGTATTGTGGATGGCGACCGCAGTGACCTGGCAAACCCGCGTGGCATCAGTCCGAAGGACGCGGCAGAGATTTTGGAATCTATCAAAGCAGAACAGGGGCCTGGTCGTTACGCGCTCATGGATCGGCAGGCGCAGGCGTTCCGAACCGGCATGAAACAAATCGCCGAGGATGCGTTCAAAGAGGGGCTGTACAGCGCAGAACTGTACGCTCAAATGCAAACCAACCCGTCGTACGTGACGTTCCAAGTCATTGAGCACATCGAGGAGGGAGTGACGGCAAAGGTGCACCGGCAAGTCGGTACGCTCAAAGACATCACGAACCCGGCGAACGCCAGCTTGCTCAAGATGATCGAAACAATCAAGGCAATCGAGCGCAACCGCGTGACGAAAGGTGTTGTGGCGTTCTTGGCAAAACATTATCCCGGCGACATCAAGAAAGCGAAGACCCGATTTACCGGCAAGGCCGTGGTGCCCGTCGAGTCGCGCCTGCCAAACGAAGAGTTGATCATGTTCCGTGAGAATGGAAAACTGGTCGGGTTCTACGTTGACCCGTACATCAAACAGACCGTTGACCGAAACACGGTCGGACAAAATAACGTGTTCATCGGTAGTATTCGTTTCCTGAACGGTCGGCTTTTCCGTCCGCTCTTCATCACCTTCAACCTTGGCTTCCAGTCGTTCAACCTCGTCCGCGACTTCACGCGGTTTTGGAAGAACGTGCCGAACATGTCGCTCTTCCGAGCGGCGAAACAGTATGCCCGCGCGATGCCAGCCGCAAAGGCCCGTGGCTTCGGCGGTACTGGTGAGGGCTTGGAACTGATCAAGCGCATGGAACGCGAGCAGGTGCTGTCGTTCACCTTCAACGACATGATCCTCGGCCGTTCGATTGAAGACGAGCAAATTGACGCCATCATGCAACGCGTGGGCGTGAGCGAGGGGACGGAAGTGCCGCGACCGAAAGTGGTGCGCCCATTGTTCAGCGTTCTTGAGTTCATCAAAAAGCTCGGTGACACGATTGAGAGCATCTCGAAAGTCGCCGGGTTCTACGAGCTGGTGGTGGACGCCGAAGAGGCGGGCCGCAAGACGCCATTCACGCCGAAGGAGGCGCGCAGCTTCATCCGCCGAAAAGTCGGTAGCCCTGACTTCCTCGACAAAGGACACATCACGCCAGCGACCAACGAGCTGTTCCTGTTCTCCAACGCCATCATTCAAGGCATTCGGGCAGACATCGAGGTCGCAACCGATCCGCGCACGCGTTCCGGTTTTTGGTGGAAGACGGCGATGCGAAGCGTCGCGCCGAAAATGCTCATGTTCGCCGCACTCTACGGACTCTTCGGTGATAGGGCGCGCGAGCTTATGCAGCAAGCAACGGAGTACGACAAGACCAACTACTCAATCGTGCCGCTCGGAAAAGACCCGGAAAGCGGCAAGACGGTGTACCTTCGTATTCCCGAGGACGAAACAGGCCGTCTCATTGGTGGCCTTGTATGGAAGGCCATGACGATGTTTCAAAATAAGCAGTCGCTCGGTAAAGACCTGACGGATATTGCGAGTTACACCGGCGGCCAGATTCCGAGCATCTCACCGGCCATCGAGTCCGTGATCAACGCAGCGCAATTCCTCGCCGGCCAGAACCCGTACGACTTTTTCCGTGGCAGAAACATCCTAACGGACGATCAGCACCAAGCGGGCGGCTGGGACGCGGCAAAACCGTTCCTGCTCTGGCAGTTCAACCAGTTCGGCGGCTCGGTGTTCATGCGGTTCTACACCGGCGAAACGGCCCCGCGTGAGTCGTCCGGCCTTGAGCGCTTCTTGCAAACGCCGATGTTGAGCAATGTGATCGGCCGCTTCATCCGTGTCACCGATTACGGCGAGCTTGAGCAGTACCGGCAAATCATCGGCGAGCAAGACAGCGCCGATGCGCGCCGCCGCATCTCGGAAAACCGGATCGTCAACGACTACATCGGCAAGTGGCAGGAGAGTGACCAGACCGACGAACGGAGAGACCAGTACGTCAAAGACATCCAGCGCGACATTCTCGGCACGGCCGAGCGCGGTAGCATGGACGAGAGCCAGAAGAGCAGGGCCACGAACCTTGAGAGGAAGTTCCGCCTTGGCATCGCGCGCGGTATGAACGATCCGAAAATCAGTGCGCTCATTGACGCTGGAACAAATGACCTGAAAGTAAAAATCCTGACGGGATTGCGAGGCGTGATGGACGAGGCCGACTTTGAGAAACTGTTGGCCGATGCGAAGGAGTACAAGGTCATCAGCGACGAAGTGATCAAGAAGGTGAAAGAATGACGAACGCACCGGCCATCATTCGCTTCGCTCGCACCGCGCTGTTGGTATGGTTTTGGGTGGTGATTGTCGCTTCCCTCTTCGCGCCGAACGCTCTACAATGGTACTCGGAGAATTGGTAACGAAAGCGGGGTGATATACTTGGACTTTCTCACTTTCCTCATCGCAGCGGTGTTCGTGGAGCGAACCATCGAATACTTCATCAAACCGACATCCATGGCCGCCTACGCAAAGTGGTTTGCGCTTGGGCTGTCCGTGGTCTTTTCCGTGGCGTACAAGCTCGACCTCTTCGCCACACTCGGGTTCGTCGCAGTCACGCCGGTCGTCGGTCATATCGTCACTGGCCTTGTCATCAGCGGCGGCAGCAATTACTTGAACGACTTTATGGGTGTCGTTCGTTCACAGAAGAAAACAGGAGCATCAGACGCGACCTCGGAGGGCGCACCGATCGAAAAACAGCCGGGAGAATAGTTGTGGATAAACAGTTGATAGTTATACGAGCGCCTGTAAATACGGGCGCTTGTATTATTTCCTCACCCATGCTACAATGGAGTTGTTGAGCTTCTCGATCTTCAACATTGGTGAGCTGACGGAGTTGGAAAATGTGCGATATTCGCACCGCGCCGGCAGCACCACGGTCAAGCGGAACGAGAAACCTTATTACTCACTGACACGACCACCATGAGTGTAACCATAGTAGTGTGCCGAGAAAAAAACTGCGGGCGGATGCTGAACGGGGAGATTGCAGCGACGAAGCACGGAAAGTTTTACTGCAACGAACACATTGAAAAAAAGACCTCTCATTTGCCGGTTCATCCAGTCCATTACGGAGAAGTCAAAGAAGAATAAAAAACCACCACCATGCTACGTATCAAGGTTCGTGATGCTCTTTCCATTCTGTACCGTGCCGGGTTCCAGCTCATCAACATACGAGGAGGCAGCCATGCCAAACTACGGCATTCGTGCTGGGGGGGGGTAGAACGCTACATCGTCATTACGGGGTACAACCATCGCAATGAGCACAAGACCATCACCGGAGAAGACGAACGTTTACTACGATCACTATTAGAAAAAAAATGAACACAACAAAAAAAAGTTTCTTTTCGCCAATGCCGATCGAAGAGCGTGTACAAGTTCGGGCCATCGGGTTGCTCCCCAACCGATACACCTCAAAATGGTCACTTTCCGCAGTTTCGCTCCTAGCGGCCATATTTGCCCTCTGGTGCGTGTTTGCCATCCGGGAGGCATCAGACACGGTTTCTGCCATCAACCTCACGCTACGCCACGAAAAAGTGGCAAAAACGGGGTATCTAGCCGACCCCTGCGGTTTGGAGAGTGTCGTGTGCCCGGATGAGGAGCAGGCCCGGTGGCGGCTGGTCTCGGCATACAACCCCGTGCCGGAGCAGACCGACGGCGATCCGTGCCGCACCGCGAACGGGACGAACATTTGTGAGGGGCTTGCGCGCGGCGAGCGTTACGTCTCAACCAACGAGCTGCCGTTCGGAACAAAGGTCGAGATCGAGGGCGAAGTGTACACCGTGGTTGACCGGACGAACGGCCGGTACACCCATCGCTACGACATCGCCATGCCCGCCGATCAAGTCGAAGCGGCGCGGCAGTGGGGCAGGAAGATTATCAACGTAAAAATCGTCAAATGACCATCACGATTCAGCCAGTGCAGACAGGAGCCGATCTTCCGTACCCGTTCCACGTGGACGAGGAAGGGTTCATTGGTCGGCAGGAGTTTTGGAAGGGAAAGCCGTACAAACTGGTCGGCTTTGCGTCACGGCCCATTGCCGGGCAAATGGACGTGTTCTTTGCCGACTTTTGGAAAGATCCGGAGTTGGCAATCGGGAAGTTCCCGGTGTTCGCCGACAAAAAGAAGGACTGGTTTACCCACAGCATCGCCATTGCGTCGTTCCACGAGAACAAGTAGAATGGAAAAACGAGCGGTTGTATTACTCGGCACGTATTGGACGACGCGCAAACGAGCGGTCGAAAACTGCCGATGGAAGAACCGCCTGTGGAAAATGGGGGTAGAGAAGTTCGTCGTTATAGAGACACCTCGCGGCTTCATGGTCGTCGGCCGCTCACTAATCAGTAAGCTCAAACAATGAAGAAAGACGAGGAAGCACAGAAACTGGGGTCGAAGGGCGGCCAAAAGACCCTCAAAAAGTACGGCCGTAAGCACTTCCGCAAACTTATTCAAAAACGCTGGTCGAAGAAGCGGAAGACCGACCAGTAAACCACGAAAGGAAAAATCGTCACATGACACTCGAAATTGTGAACAGCGACAGCGAACAGTACCAACCATCCGTCGTGATGCTCGTCTACGGCTCCGGCGGCGTCGGCAAGACCACATTCGCCTCAACGGCCCCAAAGCCGATCCTCGCCGACTGCGAGAACGGCGCCAAGTATTTCGGCCTGCGGGGCATCAAAGCCATCCCGATCGCGCGCATCCGCTCGTGGATGGATTTTGTCGAACTGCACAAAGTCATCAAAGAGAAAAACGAGTACGAGACGGTCATCATTGACCCGATCGGCGAACTCATGGAGAAGCTGACGCAGCACATGATCAACAAAGCCGACTCGAAGCTCGTGCAAAAAGACGGCTCCCCGACGATGGCCGGCTGGGGCTGGCTCAAGAAGACGTTGCGGGATTCTTTGAAAATCATCCGAGATACCGGCAAGCACGTCATCATCATCGCGCACGTGCAGGAGAAGGACGACGACGGGAAGATCGTCAAGCGTCCGCTCGTCGCTACCAAACTTTCCGAAGAACTCGTGAACATGGTGGACATCGTTGGCTACATGACCACGATGAAGACGGCCGACAGCGAAGAAAGCAAGCGCGTCATTCAGGTCGAGCCGGACAGTGATCGGTTCGTTGCGAAAGACCGCACGGGTCAACTCGGCAACATCATCCCTCCCGACTTCTCGCTCATCATTCAGGCCGCGCAAGGCACCGGCGACTTCAAGTGGACGAAGAAGAAGGTCAAAAAAGAGGAGCCAGCGAAGCCGGAGGCCGAAGGAGGGGCAAAGCAGGAACCGAAAAAGGAAGATGAACAGAAGCCGGGCGCGGACGCTCCCAAAATCGAGGAGCCAAAGAAACCGCGCGCGCCGGAAGACATCGAAGGCATGAACGATAAAACGCGCGGTCGGCTCGATATTACACGCGAAGACGACCTGTTGCTTGCCGCGGAAGCAATCGGCGTTGACACCGAGAAGCTCGGCGGCTACCCCGACACCGTTGCAAAGGCATCCACACTCTTCGCCGAAGTGCTTGCCGCACTTGGAGCGAAGAAGAAGAACGGCAAGGGTCAACAGACAATCGCATAGCCATGTTACGCGCAACGACCATCAACCGAAAGCTGTACGGCGACGCGATCGAGATTCTGTTCAAGTCGCACCCGTACCACAGTTTCAAGCGTCTCGATATGCCGGGTACGGTGCCATCCGTCACCTCGATCACGGGCAAGCTCGACAAGTCGCGGCAGCTCATTATTTGGGCCATTCGCACCGACTTCGGCTACCTGCGCTCGAAGATCGAGGAGCGCACGGGGGAGAAGTTCACCGTCGAAGAACTGTACCCGATCATTGACGAGGCGGCCCGGCAGCATGACGTGAAGAAGCTGGAAGCGGCAAGTATCGGCGACAAGGCACACGAGTTCGCGGAATTGTTCTCGCTCGCCAAAATCAAGGGCGGGGACACGCCTGAACTACCGAATGCCGAACAATTCCCCGAAGTGCACACCGCCATTACCGCGTTCCTCGAATGGTACAACGACAACCACATCGAGTTTCTTGAAGTCGAGAACATCGTGTACTCGAAAAAGCATCACTACGCCGGGTTCTTCGACTGTATCGCAGTCGTCAATGGCAAACGAGTGCTCGTTGATTACAAGACCTCGAACGGTTTTTACAACGAGCACAGCTACCAGAAGTCGGGGTACTGGGGAGCGTGGGAGGAGCAGACGGGTGAAACGCTCGACGGCGCGCTTGTCGTTCGGTTCTCGAAAGAAGCGAAGGGCGGCCCGCTCTTTGAGACGAAGTTGTACACGCCCGCCGACCACAAAAAGGACTTCAAAGCGTTCCTCGGCCTGCACGCCGTAGCGAAGCGCGAGAAAGAATTGCAGGAGATTTGGAGGAAGGAGAACACATGACCGAAGAAAACTTGGTCACGAACGATCGTCGTGTGCCGAAGGTATCGGCGGAAATAACGGTTGAGCTGAACTGGAATGATCCGTACAAAACAGAGCCGAGCGTTGCCAAGCACGCGTTCCGCGAGGAATTGCAAACGAACATCAACATCGTCATCGGCGATTTGCAGGGTACGCTCTTGAAGCTGCTCGGCGACATGGTAACAACGCACTACCAAAAAAACCGTCCCGCCAATGAGCAATAGCCGACTCGTCATCATCCTACTGTTTTTTCTCGCCATGCTTGGTTTGTTCTCGTTCGTCGGGTACAAAAGTGAGAAGAAGAAGCCGGAGATCATCATCCCCTCGCTTCCGTTCGACCTTGAGACGATCGAGGTGCCGTACGGAGAGCGGGAGTGCAGGGGAGCGGTGCCGGATGACAACAAGGCCCGCATCGGCTGGGAGAACGTCGGAGGACGGTGGAAACTCAAGTGGTTCACCTGCGTTGGCGATCCGGGCGACGCGAGCACAACGTATTATCCAACACAAGAAACATGAAAAATGAAAAAGTAAAATCACTCTGCCAGAATTGTGGAGCTAATATGGTCGCATATTGGCATACACTGTCTCCGGGTATTGTTCGTTGTCTTCTGAAGTTTTCTCGAGCTGTCAATGAAAAGGGGAGAAACCACCTGCACCTTTTGAAAGACCTCAACGGAGAAAACAAGCTCACTGAACACGAATGGAACAACTTTACCCACCTTCGATTTTTTGCATTAGTGGCAAAGGCAAAAGACGAAGCAGGAAATAGGGCAACAGGTTATTGGTTGCTTACATCCTTGGGCAGTAGATTTTTGAGAGGCATAACAGAAGTACCAGCTCGTGTATTGACCTATAGAAACGTCGTGCAACGTCACGACGATCGAACTTTGCACATCAGGGAGTTTTACCGAAAACACCCGGAGTTTGAGACCGTTTTCGATTGGGAAGTTGTTGACGGTAAGGTCGTGAAGATTCGTAACGAGGAAGGCAAAAAAGTTCCGTTCAAGGTCGGCCGCTTGAACACCATGCCGAAAGAAGTGTCCGCTTGTTGCCACGCTAACATCGCTGTGGATAAAAAGTGTACTTCGTGCGGTCGTATCGCCTTCCGTGTCTGTGCTACAATGAACAAGACAGCAGACGGTCATCAGAAACGATGATACACTAATCGGTCACGAAAGGGGGTGTTACACATGGAAGAAGAAAAGCAAGAGGGAGTGGCGGTCAGCAAGCCGGAGGATCAGGGCGCCGAGAACGCAGGGGCGGAGGCAGGCGAAGGCGAAGCAGACCGCGCGACGCCGCAAGAACAACACGGCACGCCGAAAATGCCAGCACGAGAAGCTGGTGAAGGCGGTCAGGACGACGGTGGAGCAGCGGAGTAGTGGTTTTCTTTGGTGCCGTGTGTCACCTCCCACGGTGCCAAAATAAGCCCAGTACCAAGTACAATCGTCACCATGTCACTCTTCATTCCAAAGAAAAAAAACATCTTCGGGCAACCGAAGCTCAACATCAGGATCGTCGAGCCGCACAAGGAAGTCAGCGCGTGGGCCGGCACGAACGACCTCAAGCGCATCCTCGACGAGGGCGCGCAAATGATCACGGCGATGGATCGCATCGAGAAGACGACCAAAACCGTCATCTACGCCCTCTCGCACGCGCAGGTGACGAACAAAAAGCCGTTGCGCTTCTTCATGCTGAACCCGCACAATCCGCTCATCCGAGACATGTTGCGGAGCTATAGCATGACCTCGACCATCTTCATCAACCCGAAAATCACGAACCACACGAAGGTGCCGGTGCCGAGCGAGGAAGGGTGTGTCACGTTTCTCGACTGCAAGAATACCGTCGTGCAGCGTTTCCACAAGATTGAAGTGACGTACGCGACGTTGAAGCCACTGCCGTTCGGCGATCCCGAATGGGTGACGGTCGAGAACTTTTCCTGCTCGTCGCTGTTTGCTCGCATCTTTGCCCACGAAATCGACCACATGGACGCTCGCTATATCTTCCCTTATAATGGTAATTAGGTTGTTATAATATGCCGTTCTATAAGGGACATCCTCCATATACACAGTTGAAACTGAAACGTGGTCAACGCTTCAACCGTCTCGTTATTCTCTCGTTTGTTGGTTCAGAGAAAGGGACATCAAGATGGGAGTGTAAATGTGATTGCGGAAAAGTTGTCGTGATGGCTGGTACGAGAATGAAAGACGGATCAGCAAGAAGCTGTGGCTGTCTAAAAATAGAGAGAGTTTCTAAAACGCATCGAACGCATGGCATGTCTAGAATTGGTGGTGCGGGATCAAAACACACACCATTCTACTCTCGATGGAGCGCCATGATTCAAAGGTGTGAAAACAAAAATGCTCTTGGTTATCGTCACTGGGGTGGTCGGGGGATTATTGTTTGCAGCCGATGGCACGACTTCCGAAACTTCAAGAGCGATATGTACCCCTCGTTTTTGCGTCACGTCAGAAAGCATGGTCGAGAAAATACGAGCATTGACCGCATTGACAACGAAAGGGGATACTTACCAAGTAATTGTCGATGGGCTACGCGAGTGCAACAAAACAGTCACACTCGAAGAAACACAATTATTGAGTTCCAAGGTCGTCGTCTCACTATGTCGGAGTGGGCGCGGCGACTTGGGTTGGATCGAGCGACTGTATATTATCGTGTTTTCCGCGCTCGCTGGCCCCTCCACAAAGCTCTCACTCATGCCACGTCTCGCTGAACATTTGTCGGATGATGAAAAACAAAAACTAATCGAGCGCTTCGGCTGGCACGAACGACACTACCGACCACGACACCATGCGAAAAAACGATCCCTATACCCCCATCCACAACGAAGTTTTGGAGGCCCTCGCCACGGTCAACCTTTCGCCGTACGAGACACGGGTACTCATGGCGACGTGGCGACTGACGTACGGGTGGCGGGACGAGAAGACCGGGGAGCGGAAGCGCAGCGCCCGGATCACGCTGGCGGAGTTCGAGAAGGCAACGAAGCTCGACCGGCGGCTGGTATCGAGGTCGTTGCAGGGGTTGAAAGCGAAGGGGGTCATCAGTAGAGATGATAGTATGACGACGGGTTTTTCAAAGGCGTTTATGCGAAAAATGGGGCATTTGGCGCAAGTCCCCCGGATCAGCCAGTCGGTCTCGTCCGTTCGGCAAACTGGTCTTGAAAGCATTGCGGAGATTCTCAAACGTAAAAGCATCAAACCATGAGAAAGATAATCTACGAGTGCGACACGTGCGGTACAGTGCTTTCGGATAGCGACAAGATTCGCAAGCCGCATATTAGTATCATCATCGGACAGAAAAGCGGTTGGGTTTCGACGACCTTGAACTATGTGCCGGGGTGCTGGCACTTTGACGCACAAACGTCCGGTATTTTTCAGTTTTGCAATGCGGGATGCTTGGCCAGTCACTTCGCAAAGTTGAGAAAAAGAAGCGTTTAACCAAACCACAATGACCAATCCCACCCGACCGTCAGACACACTGAAAGAGATTGAGCGGGAGTTTGAGAAGGAGTTTACTTGGAATGAAACAAGAAAAGTTTACATTTGTAAATCTTCAAACGACGTAGCCAGTATAGGGGATTTAACTGGATTCCTCCGAGCCGCCTGTATCCGTTTCTCTGAGACGTGCGTGCCGGAAGAACGAATAGGTGCTGACCAAGAAAGTGGTGGTTGGAACGATTGCCGAGACGAGATTCTTAAGAATGCAATGACCCACACTATCCCACCCCTCCCCACCAAGCCAAGGTGGGAAGAGGAGTTTGAGAAGTCACCTAGATGCGGAAAACTCTATTTAGACGATGACCTAAAATACTTCATCTCCAATCTACTTGACCAGCGAGAGAAAGAGGTGGACATCGAAAAGCGATTACCAGAACACAAAGCCTCTCTCCATATCACCCACAACGAGAACACCACGAATTACGAAACAGTAGAACAATACATTAAGGATATGGAGGAACGAGACTTAGCACTTGACTGGGCGACACCAACATCACGCCAACGGGCAATAGAAACGAACAGTCTTTGGGAACTTCAATGGTACCCAAACACTCCGATAGGGTTCAACATCGTATTCGGCGCAACACTCGAAGAAATCCTCGCCTCCCTCACCTCCGAAAAGAATCGTTTAACCAATGACTAAACCTTCTCTTTCTGAAGAGGCAATGAACCGAAAATTACTCAAACAATGCTCCGAATGCCTCACGATGAAGAATATCCATACAGGATATGTGTGCGTCAGGTGCGCCCAAGAACAACAATCAGGGTTTCGTCAGCTTCAAGAACTCTTAAGGACAATAGAGCGTCATGAGAGGATGAAAAAGAGGATGAAAATTATAGAGGATTGCAAGGTCGCCGTATCGTATGCACTTGATGAACCGGAGAAGATAGAAAGGGTGCATAAGGCCATTGACGCTATAGCGGAGGAACGATCATGAACCCCACCAAGCCAACGTGGGAGGCGGAGTTTGATGAACGCGCCCGTAAACGTATTGGTTGTTGCGGGGGCGATACTTGCACCGGCGATCACAACGAAGATATCAAATCCTTCATCAAGCAAACCCTCTCCCAACGAGAGAAAGAGGTGGTGGAAAATATCTTAAAAGTCCTCAACCGACTTGAGATACAGGAAGACCGAGACAGTTCAATGGAAAGCTGGAAGATGTGGAAACACGTTCGCAACGCAATCAGAGATTCGCTCACCCCTCCAAAGGAATGACAAAGCTGATAAGCGTTAGGTGGATCGAAAAGGTTGGACTCGGTGATCATCGAGACATCTTCACGGCCGGCAAACAGGTTTTTTCTCTTGGCTATGTCGCAGCATGGGATAGGGAAGGAGAGCGTTTTGAAACGGGCGACTGGGTAACGATGCTCTTGTCGGAAAAGAACGACGATATGGTGGCGCAGACGCGACAGCTCTTGAATGAGCAGATCGAGGCGACCGAGTGTTCGTTCAATGGTCGTCCGACGAAGAAAACAGAAGTCAAGCGTCCTAAAACGACGTATACTGGAAAATATGCAGGTGGCTAATCCTCTCACCATGAACACAAAAAAAGGAAAGCCCATGATCGCGCTCGACGTGCATGAAGAGATACTCGTTCGCCGCGAACGGGAAGCGCGGATTGACGCGGCGCACACGATTCAGTCGCGGTTGAGTGCGGGCCGATTCAATGTTGGCGTTCGCGTTTTCTTCAAGAGGAAGATCGAAGAGTTTATTGCCGAACTTACGGAGCGATGAACGATGATACACTCAAGAGGTCGGTATGGTGGATGATTCTCGTTGTGCTTATGGAGGTGATGATCCTCGCGTCCTTCGCCGTATGGTCAATTCTTTCGTTCTGTAGGGCACTAGCTGCCCCGTAGCGCGATTTTCCACGCCCATGCTGCCCATTGACCCCAAAAGCCCGGAAGGACAGAGCATAGACGATATTTTGAAGCGCCTCGCGCTCCTCACGAAGGTGCTCAAGCTCATTTTTGCCAACCCCACGACGATTGCTACCCCGGACGGCTCCCTGATCTACATCCCGCACGGCAGGGCGTACTGTAGCCAGCTCGTGAAGGACGAGAGTATCGAGCAGGATCGCCTGTGCGGGCTGGAAGCGAAGTATCGCATTGACATCAAAGGGAAAAATCATCACGTTTCGGTGTGCGAGAACCACATGCACCACGCCTTCGATGAGCTGGAAGTCGGGAAGATCACGCGCATTGCGAACGGCGAGCTTTTGTACGACAGCGCGGCCCAAAAATCATAACCACCAAACCTATGCAATTTTTCCAAAACCTATACAAATCTGTTGTGAACAAACTGTGGACAAGTGGTCTGAAAGTGGGGTGTGGACGAACTGTGGATATCATCAGTAGAGATGACGTTTTGTCATCAGTAGAGATGATGAAAAGTGCCTCGACTATATAATGTACCTGTAAGAAAAGAAATTAAAGAAATATACTACAGAGAAAAATGAAAAACTGGGGAAATGGGGATAACTCAAAACCATGACGTACGACGAACGAGACGAGATGGACGTAGTGGAACACGAAGACCAAACGGGTCGGGGCCGGCATTGCGGAGGGGAGTTGGTGCGGCACGAGGAGGACGGGATGATTCGCTTATTGTGTGTCGAGTGCGGTAAAATGCAATAAACTATGGCGATTGCAAAGCAAAAAAGGGCGATCAGGGTTCTGAAAGAGGCACTGGAAAAAGGCGAGAAAATTACTGGCGGACAGGTTCTAGAGCGGGCTGGTTACGTTGAAACGGAAAATCCCGGCCGAACCTTCAGCCGCGACAGCTTCCTCGAAAAACTCGAAGAAGCGATCCCCGACGAGCTCGCCCTCTCGGTGCACAAGCAGTTGCTCAAATCCGAGCGCCTGCGCGTTCTCTCTGTCTCGAAAAAAGTTGACGTGGTGAAGCTCGGCGTAGACCTGTCCGCCATCGGTTGCCGCCTGCTCGGCACCGGCCCCGGCATTTTCGGAAACATGAGCGCCTTCGTGGCCGAGCCGGTGGACGAGTCGCGCAAGCACGCCCTCGACATGCTGTATAAAATCAAGGGCCGCTACGCGCCGGTGAAGATTCAGGGCGTTGATCCGATTGACGGCGCGACGCTCGACCAGCTCGAACGGGAGGCCGAGGAAAAGCGGGAAATTGTCGAACGTTTCAAAAAATATCCGGCCCCGGTCAAGAAAAAGGCGAAAAAATGAAGCTCGTCACCCGCATTGTCGGCCACGCTAGGCGCCTGTGGTGCGCTGTGGTGGGGCATGACTGGCCTTTTAGTATTCCGATGCCCCCGGAGGTCGAATGTCGTCGCTGTGGGCTTCGTGGGGTCACTGGAACGATTCCACGGATGCGATATACTGACCTCAATAGCGTTCCTTCATCGGAATAATCCAAATTTCACGTGAAACATACAAACGATTCTGTTTCCCTAAAAACACACTTCCTCGCGATTGATGGCTTTCGCCACCCATGACCCTTTCGAGCCACGACTATCCCTAGTGCTCCGACGAGGAGTTCTTTGCCCCTGCTCAAAATGCCATCGTCGGAAACCGCGCTCGGAAGACCAGCGATACTGCCGGTCGTGCCACAACCAACTCATGCGGGAGTGGCGATCGCGGCATGTGTACGTTCCACGCCGGAAGTGATACCCTCACAACACAGGTCGAGCGTTCCTTCGTTTACCCACTAACGATAAAAAACCATGCAAAAACCATCAGTCGGCCGTATCGTTCACTACCAGCACACGCTGGGGGAAAATCGCTTTGCGACGTACCCCGCCATCGTCGTTGACGTGTTGCCGGACAACCACGTCGCGCTCAAGGTATTTAGTGCCCGCGACTTCTTCTTGCCCGACGTTTCGCCGAGCGAGTCGTTGGCGGTAGGATGTTGGTCGTGGCCCGCCCGCGTCGAGTGACCTGACATGGAAAAGCGTAAACCGAAACCGCGCCCTCGTCGGCCTTATTAGTAACCACAAATCCATGACACAATCGCAATATCGCTTCTTGATCGCGGTGCTTTTGTTGCTCGGTGCGAAACTGTACTCCGGCTGGCTCGCGTACATCATTCTCGCCTTCGCGCTGATCTTCATGGTGTCCTCGCTCGCGGCGTTCGGCAACGAGACCAAACAAAAACTTCCGTAGGGTATCATCAGTACCGATGACACTCCGTTCCTTCCGTTTCACACTCACTGAACCGCTCCCCTCGTGGAATTGGTTTTACGTGGGGCATAGTCCGTTCGTTCGGAAGCGGAAAGTCGAGCAGTGGCGGGAGTTCATCGGCATGAGCGTTTTGGCCGCACTGCCGCGCGGTGCTCGCCGTCTCTTTACTCGTCCCGTGCACGTGTCCATCACGAACGT